TAGTTGTTGCCATATTTACTCCGTAATAATGTAGTTAGGTGATGCTGCTTGTGAGGATTCAATAACAAGATAATAACCACCTTGTTCAATTTCTATTTCTAAAGCAGAAGATTCATTAACATCGAACTCTCTTTCCCATTGCCTCCTATTCAGGTACATCCCAATAGTTTTTTTCTTTCTCCAATTTCTTTGTGTAGCCATTAGAGTCTAAACCTAAGTTTTCTTCTACCAATCTTTTGTCTTTCTGCTAAAGCGATTAACTCGTCTTTGATTTCTTTGACAAGTGGCGAATACTTTGTAATAACTTTTGCATCTTTTCTTTTGCTGATTTGACCTGTAGGCGTACCCACATACGAACCACCTTTAACTCCAGAACGAGATTCGCTTGGAGTTTTTGTGCTTTTGTGGTTATATTCATAATTTGTTTTCTCCGTTTTGCTTGATTCATTGTGAGAAGATAATTGTTTACCGCCATAAGTCGGTGCTTTACCTTCTGCCTGGACACTCTCTAATTCTTCATCCTCATCCATAAGACCATCTAGCATGTCCATTAATGTATCTAGTTCGGTTACAGGTTCAGGGTCATTAGCAAATTTAAGAGCATTAGCTTCCATAAATTCATCCATAGAAGGACTATCCTCATCATCCTCGTCATAATAATGCGAATAACACTCAGTAAGCATCCTTGTCCATATCTCTTGTATCTTTGCCTTAAAACGATCTATCTCAAGCAAATCTGTAGAGTCTGAGCCTGTAGTATCTTCAAATATGTCCATTAAATTTATCCTTGCTTAGTCTTTTCTTTTCTCGCATAGCAAATCTAGTCATTTCATATCCATAACTAGGTCTGACATCGTTTATTGAGTATATTCTTTGGGCAGGTTTGCCACATTTAGGGCATTCAATACCCTTTTTCATTTCATCATAAGAGCGTAATTCTTCACTCACATGATTATCTTTACATTTAAAATCGTAGAAAGGCATGTAAACTCCTAATTAACTCAGAATAACCCCCTCGTTAGAAGGGGTTACATCTTAATTAACTATTAAGATCCTGGAACTACAAACGCAACACCAGCATCATTACGAAGTTCTGCAACTCCATAAATAGTATCTGAAGTGAATAGATCACCTAAATACTCCTGTTTATATTGAGTCTGGCTCCTGACGCCCACCTGTTCCGCTAGAACTAGAGCATCTTTGTGCATTAGTACACCTGCTCTGTCAGTACCCGCAGGAGTTGGGCAGTTAGATGAGATATAAATATCTACACCATAAATCTGTCCAATCTTACCAGTCTTGATAGCATCACCAGAACCAATAAACTGTTGCTCTGTAAATCTGTTGATTCCAAGCATGTCATTAGCACAGATTGGTGGAACTACCATTACACGATTGTCCATCGGTACATCTGCATCATCAAGAGTTAGAAGCATTCTACGAATACCAGCATCTGTGATGTCAGAAGCATTAGTTGAATTACCAGTATATGCAGTAGAACCGTTACCACCGATAACAGCATTTTCATATGCTGCTGCACCAGTACCGCCTACTGTACCACCTTGTAAACCCTCTATAAGAGCAAACAAATCAGTATCTACTTGCTTGGCAAGAGCATAACCAGCATCGTCAGTATAAAACTTACGCATACTTGCTAGTGCTTGTACTTCTGCGATGTCCTCAATTAATTTTGAGTATTCGTAGTGCTTGTCGATAGACACAGTTACCTTTGTGTTGGTAGCTGCTGATAATGTTACTTGTGTGTTTGCTGCTTTAGCACTTGCACTTCCTCTCGCTGGAACTGGGATATAAATAGTGTCACCCTTCTTTCCTTTGTGAGATAGTTTAGTTACTAAATTAGCAACCACTAGATTTGACTTATATGCACCTATTACTTCATCACTCCACAACTCGGGGATGAAGTTATTAGCTACGGCAGTCGTTACTTGGTTTGTACCCAAAGCCATTTTACTTCTCCTATTATAGTATTATTATTTAACCCTTCCCTCGGCATACGCTGACTGAATTTCATCAGCCAAAGATGCGTATCGGTTTGGGTCTGTTACCTGTAGATTGACTAAATCAGCTCTACGGTAAATCTTCTTCCCACCTACAGAATCTGATGATGTCCTGCTTTCAGAACTTGTTTGTTTCATCTGTTTCTCAATCTTAGATTTTTCTTCAGCTACTGCTTCTTGTGTGGCCCCAGACATTTGTGTCTGAGAATACCAATCAAAAAGTTCAATTGCTAAATCTGATCTATATTCAGTATCAGCTTTACGAAACATTTCTGTTCTGGTTGCACTATCACCAATAAATTTCTGAAAAGAAGCATCTGCAACAGTTTTCTGCCAATCTGGATACGCTTTATCTAAATTTTCCAAATTATGCTTCTGCATGTTACCCATTCTTTCTTCTCTGGCCTTTATAACATCAGGGTGGTTTTCTATGGCTTTATTCACAGCCGAAACTGGATCGTCATAGAAGTTCTCCTCCTGTATTACAGGTTCTTCTGGTGGAGTAGTTTCAGTTACTTTATTTTGTGCATCAAGTAAACTTTGAACTAACTTTCTTTGTTGGCCGAGTTCATCAGCCTGTCTACTCATTAGCTTTTCAGCCTCTTGTTGCATTTCAATAACCTCTGCTATTGATTTACCAGCATACTTTGCAGGAATCTCAGGTTCAGATTGTGAAGTTTCCTCCGTCTGTGCCTCTTGTGTTACTTGTTCTTCCTGTGTTTCTGTTATCGGTTCCTCTTGTAAAGGTGCTTCATCTACTACTATACTTTCACTCATTGTGTTCTCCGTCCTCTTCAGGATTGTGAAGGTTGATTTATGTTGAATTTCCGTCTTGGAGTTCTTCCAACGCTAGGTGTGTTGCATTTTCTAAATTTACAATAAAATTTATGATACGCAACTGACCTTTGATTACCCAAAGGTCTTGTTCAGAATTAATATTGTTTAAATTACCAATACTTTCTTCTAAATTCTTTAAATCGGCAACTAAATCTATAAAGCCTTCTGTTTCTGTCATTTCTAGTCTGTCAACTAAAAACTTTTCATCTGTTTTTGGCATTTTATTGTACGGTATTAGTTACCTGTGTTTTCTTTCCTGCTTCTCTAGCTTTTGCTAGGTTTAAAATTGTTTCAGATTGCAAATGTTCTACTTCTGGTATGTTTCTGGCAGTTTCAGAACGCATATTTTCAATATCTGCAATGCCTTTTTCGATAGCTATAGAATCTTTTTGCAATTTAAGTATCTTTTCTTGCACATCTATATCATTTGGTTGTTTGCTCATAGCATCAGCTTGATGTAATATAGCTTGTGCCTCTTCTTCTTTAGCTTGAGCTAAAGTTTTCTGTACATTAGCCTGTAATTGCTGCATTTCTATTTGCATACCCATTTGTTGCATTTCTTCCATTTGTGGATCTGGCTCACCACCTTGCATTAGAGCATTAACAATCTGATCTCTATTATGTATTGATGAGTTTTGAAACAATGCTAACAAAATAACATTAAATGCAGGTGAATCTTGCGGTATGGTTTGTAGCATTTGTACCATTTGAGTCATTTCTAACTCTTTAGCCATAATCCCCATAGTTGAATACGGGATAAATTTGTAATCGTTTACAGGATACCTGTCTACATCAAACTGTATCTTTCTCCACATTGCCTTGTTTATCAAAGGTATAAGGAATGTGTTTTGAAAATTCATTAAAGTACGCTTTTGTCGTTTGATTGCAGCACTTTGCATCATAGACATGCCACTAGCAGTTTCACCACCTTGTGAAGCACTATCAGCAGAGCCAGTTCCCATCTGAATCATGTTTTGAAGTGAGGCAACCTGATTGAATGTATTAGGATCTGTTGTACCCATGTCGAGTGGCATGATAGCTTCTCGTGGATTTCCATTGGTCAGAACAGTTTTTCCTGCTCTCACTTCAAACTTAACTCCTCGTGGTAGTCGACTAGCGTCTGCGGCCATCATTGGTGTAGTCGTTAATGCCAGAGAATCAATTCTTGCTCTCATTTCAGCATCTAGAGCTTTTTGTGGGTTATACCCTTTCTCACAAACTCCTCTGCCCCAAAATTTATTAGGTACGATGTCATGTTGATAAGAAATGAACGGTCTATCGTTCATCATAAACGCATTTTCTTCAACTCTAAGAATATGTTGGTCGTTACACATAGTAACAACTGCTTCTACTAATTCATTTGCATTAGATTTGTCATATTCAAAGTCATCTTTGTCTTGACTTGCTTTTAAAAAGCGTTTTGGAACCAAACCCCAGTATTCACATATTTTTACAGAGTCAGATTCGTCTGCTTGTTTAGTTTCTGGGTCATAACCGAATTTAACTGACTCATAATCACCATCAAGAGGTACATCTCTATAAATGCCAGAGCGTATTCCTTCTACAACATGGTATCTAGGTTTAATAACCTCGTGAGCAACCCCCAAAGCATCGTTAATTGAGTTAGCTGATGGATCAATTAAGAATTCTTTAGGGGATATAGGCTCGACATGAACATCAATAGCTGGGTATTCAACAACAGTACGAGTTGTAGCCATAGTGCCTTCAATAGTTTCTTCTACCGGGGCCCTTTCAATAGTTTGTTTGACCACAATCTTGCCAATACCTGTGCCATATATAGCACTATTCAAAAAAACTTCACAAATTGCATCTTTACAACCTGTTTTTTCTAAATCTTCTTGCAATAAATTACGCACATACTCAGCATCACTAGGATCCTGGTCTAAATAATCATCTTGTATATCAAACCATTTTCCCCTGCCAAAAGTTGCCTCTTCTAATTCAGCAACAGATGACTCAACTGCTTGTTGTAGTGCTGGAGATATAAGTTTTGATCTTTCATTTGCTCTAGTTTTATCTTCAGCAGACCAAATACCTCTCCACAATCTGTAATATTCATCCCACATAGGAATGTAATTAATATTTCTATGAGTTCTCCACCCTTCAAGACGATAACTTAACCAACTAGCGAGTGCTTGATATTTGTTTTCTTGATTATTCATAGGGGTTTATTCATTACTCCATTAATTTTAGCCGATTTTAACAGTAATCATTCTCAATTGCAAGTGATAATCGTTCTCATTTAATGAATTGAACGATTTACTTCTTCAACTGCAATTAAACCATCTACTAACATTTTACAAATTGTCAGATCTACCATTTCTTCTCTTTCGGTTATATCATCAGGTATATCTTTTGTTAAATTACTAATAATTTGACAAGCAACAATGTATCTTTCTGCTAGAGTTGTATCATCCGCACTATATTGCAGCAACTCTATCATTTCTTGCTCAGTCATATCTTCTTCAAATATGTCTTTAATATCCAGCGACATCATCCAGTACCTCCCAATCATCAGCCAATTCAATGCTGTGTGCAAAGTCTGCTACACTCACCTGGTCTATATAGGCTAAAGCATCGAGTTGGTCATCATGTGCTAAGTGATTTGGAAAGTCATTAAGCTGACCTAGAAACTCTTTCCAATCTTTTTTGTCATTAAAGCTAACCTGGCCATGTTCCATTCGGCCTTGTAATGCCCAAGTAATGCGTTCTGTTTTCTTTTTTCCACCGTGCCGCAGCTCAACAATAGTTACCCATCGTCCTGCGATACGCATCTCATCTTCCAAGTAAGGTAATATAGCGTTTCTTAGTGATCCCGTTTCGATGCCAACGGTTGCTGCTTCTACCTTCATCGCAGATGAAAGAATTTTTTTGGCGGTTTCTTTTACATTCCACCGACCATGTAGTATGTCTTTGACCCACCACTTATCACGATCTATTTTCACTATCGCAATAGCCGT